ACATAATAGATATTATGCGAATAAGTAATTGTGTGTTATCAAGCACTTAGCAAATCGCCCTATCCGCTGACTGCTCAAACCACAACATATAGTATTTTAAAACCAAACGCCGGGGGTGGTCTTCTCGCGCGTAGCTCGGTCTCGATCAGGATGTGATATACACACACATTCCCCACTTATCTGCTCATCAACGATCTCTTTGTTGCACCACCTTTGCTGCTTCTATCCTTGGCAAACCCTGTTGCTTCTGGCTCTCCTTTGAACCGTGGAAACCTTTTGCCTGTGTCTTCTTCGTAACGCCTAGCTATTCCTGCCGCTGTCTCTTCATCAAGCACCATGTGTTCACCGTCTTGGTTAAACCACACTGACGGTACTGCCCACCATTGATTGTCTGGTGATGGCGTTGTGACTAACCGCTCTGTCATTTGCCTTCCGTCTTCTAGCTGCACTGGCTTGTGCTTAGCTGGGTCAAACGGTACTGGGCCATTCCAATCTGCCATCAGTGCTTAACGATCTCCTGCTGCTGCGTGCTGACTGTCACGCTGTCCTCGTCATGTGCGCTGACAGCTACATCACCACCTGCCCATGATATTGTGATGGCTTGTTGCTGTGGTGCTTCCTCTTTCTTATCCCGGATACCCCAAGGCTGGTTTCTTCCTAGCGTCCACTTGAGCGTGTCTATCTCCAGCCTGCGGCGTTGCACTTCAGCATTGGCTAACCTGTTGTCATCGAACTCTGGCAGTGGCGAGAGTGCTAGCTGATTGATATGATCTGTGTAGTATTCGGCCTGCATTACTCTGCCTTGCCGGTACATTTCCCACAGTTCCTCGTCGCGCACTGCTGCCTTTGTGATTGCTCTGTAAGTTGGCATATCTGGATCTTTGACGATCTGCACAAGTGTTTCGCCTTGCGCTAATCTATCCACGATCTTTTGCATGACTGCTTTTGTGACGCGTTTCATTGTTCTTTCCAAAAAAAGCCCCGCTGCTGAGAGCGAGGCAAGTTCTCTTGATTAGTATCAAGGAGGGTTCATCCATGAGGTAGAATAACCGGCCCAAAGTTCTGCCGATTATATCCAAGTGTTATCGTATTTCGGTACACTGAGCAAGGAAAAATAACTTTTTTGTTCTTGCTGCTTGCAATGTAACAGTATCTGTCATATCTAGGTGTTAGCTACAATGAGGAGAAAAGCTATGACTTACAAAGGTTACGTTCTTGAAACCCTTCATGGAAACTTCCTACACAAGACTTACGATGCTGCTGGTGTAATCTGGCAGATCATTGATCCTAATAGGTTTGAGGATTGGAGCCTTGGCACCGTTCCCTTGATGGTTGCGTCATTTGCGACTGAGGCAGAGTGCAAGTCTTGGATTGACGAGGCGGCAGCATGAACAATCTTAATAAACTGCGCGCTCTGATGCGCGACATGGAAGACAGCTTGGGCATCATCGGTGACATCATCGGTGCCCTCTCACTCTTCGGCCTGCTGTTTGTCGGCCTGTTCTTCGCCGGTATCCTTTAACCGCAACGCGCCCTCACAGCCACAGAGAAGCCCCCTGAGTGGGGCTTTTCTTTTTTCATAGGCCTACCTAGCCTAATCGTACTTTCTCGGCCTTGGCGGCAAGAATTGACCGGGTCTATTTATTGGCCGCGTACCTTCCGACATAACACGCGCTCGCTTGGGATCGATAATCCAAGTCAGTCTAATCAATGCAGCAGCATAATCTGCTTTGACAGTATGCCGAGAGCATCCCAGCATCTTAGATAGCTTTGTCCACTTTGGCCCTCTGCCGCTACCGACTGCACTATGCGCCACAGCCCAGACAATCTTCCTGTCCTCTGTTGGCATCCGCAATCCCAGATCCATTGCAAGATCCAGCCGATCTATCTCAGCAGCACTTGGCGCAACTCTAACCGGGCCCGCCTCTGTCCATCCATACGCATTCCAGCTTTGCACGTAATCAGGCCAAGAAGACATCTTCTGCTTGCGAAAGGCTGAAGGCAAATTACGCTCAGTCTCGGCAGCTTCCAAAAAAAGCTCATCAAAATCTGTAACCGTCCACCTGTGCAAATCCTCAAGCTTGGTTATCTTCATTGCTGTCTCCCCAATGAAAGTGAACGTGAATATCAATCCGACTGGCAATTGTTTGCAAGCGTTCGCCTTTAGCCAAGATCAAATCATCTACATTGCAGTCTAGATAATCTGCTATTCGCTCAATGGTTTCAGACGCTGGCGTTTTGATTGCTCCAGTTTCATACCGAGAAAGATTAGCCCTTTGTATTCCAAGATCTTTGCACATTGTCGTTTGCGATACCCCTAAGCCTCGACGCAACTCAACTAGCTTCTTATGATTGATCTTCATTGAACCTCTCCTCAATGATGTGACAGAACTGCGCCTGATCGAGCGGCTCCATTGCAGACAGGGAAGTTACAATCTCAATGTATCTATCGTGGCTCATCTTAAACCTGAGCTTGCGCAGGATCTTGCTCAGCCTATGCCCCAGCGGATCGGCAATGCTAGCCGCCTTGCCTGCCTTGTAAGCCGGTGACATTTTCGCAAGCGTCGACAGTAATACACTGTCTGCGCTTACACTGTAATCACTTACAGTGTTATTTATATTAGAGTAATCTTCCGTGTAATCACAGTAATCACTATGCTTAGCACTGTATGTATTAGCACTGTAATCACTTACAGTGTAATCACTGTTATCTCGGCCTAGCGGCCTCGCGTTAGCGTATCGACGTATCGGCATTTGTCAATCCCCTTTTTTTATGCGAGACAACGTGTCGATAATCTGTGCATCAGACGCCGTTTCCTGCGCCAAATCTGCATAGAGATATGCGTAGTTCACCAAGTCTACAACATTGTCCTCATCATGCCTGCCGTAGATCTCTCTGGCTATCTTCATGTCAGCCAGCATAAGGCATGTCTGCTCAGCGCTAATAGGTACGCCAGCGATTTGGCTCCACCTCTGGGCTAGCGCCTCGTACAGCCTGTTCGCGGGCCCGCGCAACTGCGCCCGGCTCTCCAATATCTGCGCGCTTCTTTTCTTTAATTCTTCGATGTAAGTCACAAACAGTCTCCCAACATTTTTGGTTACTGGCACAGATCAACTCGCCGCTAAGCAAGATGACCCAGCCATCTAAGTTTAAGTCATGCAAGAACCCGCAGCCCTTGCACGTTACGGGCCTACTCTTCTTCCTGCCCATAGTCAGGCACCCAGCCGTAGCTGTCGCAGTCTTCGCAAGTCGCAATGCTGTCGGTCAAGAAGCCACCGTTCACGTAATCGACAACCGCCTTCTCGGCTGTCACTTCGCCATTACCGTGACAGGTGCTGCACTTCTTCGCAGGCTCTTCCCACTTCTGGCCGTGTGCATAGAAAGTAAACACAGCCGTATCGCCTTTGATGTACAAGCTTCTGATGTCGCTCATTTGAACGCCCGCCATAGAATGCAAGACTTACCCCACTGGCTCTTGCCCCGCATGGTGCTGTCATAGATCTTACCGGCATTGCGGAGCTCAGAGATCCGGGGCTGGATGCTACCGTATGGCCGGTTTAACTTCGCAGCAATCTCTTCACTGCTCAGCGGCAGCAAAGAAGACTTCAGTAATTCATGCACCTCATCACGCAGCGTGACCTTGCGCCCAGCACCCGACACTGCAGCAGCCTTGCTGGTGTCTGTGCCCTGATAACCTGTGCCTTGTTCTGTGTATGGCATTTCACTTCTCCTCTTTGGTTTCAATCCATCCGAGCCATTCTAGGATAGCCTCGTATGTCTCCATCGGCAGCACAACCAACGTGCGCTCCCGGTCTTTGCGAACAAACAGCATGTCGCTGTCGTCCTGATCGAGCGCATCATACAGATCCTGATACGCTCTCGCTCTGCGCTTGCACTCAGCAGTCAAAGCCAATTGCGGCCCCAGCTTTATGTCACTCGCATAGTTTCCCTTCATTGCACCAGACAGCGGTATGCGCTCTGCTTCCACGCCCTTGCCACGATGCCAGTTTACTATCTCGCGCTCGTATGCAGCGCCCTTATCCCGGCTAGCCTTACCCCCCATCTGCTGGCCTCGCTTTCGGTCTAATCGTCCAGCGCGGAGCTAATCCCTGCTCTTGCGTGTAATCAGTTCTATGCCCCTGCGCATCAACGCCAACGCACTGCTCGGAAAAGTCATGCAGCTTGTGCTGTCTGGCAAATGCTTGGCAATCATCCCAGCTTTCAAACGGCATGAACGCTATGAATAAATAGCTCATGTTGCTCATGTCAGATCCCTATAAAAATCATTAGGCTTTACCTGCCCCAAGCTAGCAAGCTCTATCAGCCGCATGAACTTAGGCGCTGGCATCATCCGATCCTTGTGATCGGCAGGCAGGCACCAACGCCTTGCTACGGTTGCATGTGATGCACCCACCTTCTGCGCAAGCTTGGCATAAGAATACCCCTGCGCCTGTCTCCATTGTTCTAGTGTCATAATCGCCCCTTGCTTTGTTTCTTCGCATCATATACATTTGACAGTATCAGTCAATACGGGGAGATTTGATATGGGGCTGAAAGGTTCAACAGCTTTTGCTGATCGCTTTAATTATCGGTGGCATAGCAACCCAAGTACCCCAGATGCTTGGACTTTTTTTGATAAGGCCGTGCAAAGGGTGCAGCGAGATGAAGCGTTTAAGATACTACGGGGCGAAACAGAAGGTGACACTTCGTGGGCCGAAAAGATCTTGGATCAAAGTGCGTACTATAAGGATGCGATGGGCTCAACGCAGTTCACTGACAATCCAAACATGGTTAGCGGAAGGGCAGTGCAGCAATATGCTGATCGGTTACTCGTCGATGAAGTATCACCTTCAGATGCATACGCAGACGCAATCAATATGCTGCATGGCTTTCGGGGCGGTGACTGGCGCGACACTGAGAAAGATGCGCGCATCATTGAGAACCGAGAGAGACTTTACTACGATGCTGAAGGCAAGCGTAGCAAAGAACCAACTCATAATGAGTTTGGGCTTGTCTGCGAAAACGCAGCGGCAGGCGTGCGCGAGGCGATGCAAGGTGCGAACAGGATCACGGGTGAAATAGAATTGTTTGGCCCGCTGCCCGGTTGTGAGTTGCCATACTTTGGCAAGCCAGATTACGGCGATGGCCGGTGCGAGCTAAAGACGCAATGGGATCAGGCTGCAGATACCGACAGCCCGCGTGCGAACTCACTGCCAAAGAAAATCAAAGCACCGCATATGATGCAGATCGCAGGCTATTGGTATTTGTCTGGAATTGTAACGCGCATCGTCTATGCTAACAGGCTCGGATATGTAGTGCATGAGCCCACAGAGGAAGAGCTAGACCGTGCGCTCGGTGACATTGCGTCAGCCTGCAAACGCCGGGAAAAACTTATGAAGGTTGCAGATGATGTAGAAGATCTGCTGCGCCTGACCGATCCGCATTTCGCTGACAGCTTTGTATGGCGAGATGTTCACCCAGAAGTATTAATGCAAGCCAAGAAAATGTTTGGAGTAATTTGATGGCAGATCTTTTAAATGCAATGAACGAGGTCAATGACCTTAACCGCACGCACGGTGTAACGCAGCGTGGCGGTAAGAAATACACAGAGGTCTTTGTGCGCGTCGAAGCTTTTCGTAAAGCTTTTGGCCTAGACTTTGGCATCAACACAGAAATACTTGTGGATGATGGGCAGCGCGTAGTGGTAAAAGCTACAGTAACAAATGCACAGGGCACGATCATTGGCTCTGGCATGGCTGAAGAGATACGCGGGCAGGGCAATGTAAACAAAACATCTGCATTGGAAAACGGGGAAACATCTGCGATAGGCCGAGCGCTTGCCAGCCTTGGCCTGCATGGCGGCAGCTACGCCTCATTGAATGAGATAGATGCAGTGCAAAGAAAGACGCAGGCAATGGCACAGCCAGCACCGGCAGCACCTGCAGCACAGCCTGCAACACCTAAGTCAGATAAAGAACAAGCAATAGCTTGGTGCAAAGATCTTGTTGCGAAATACAACGCAGCAAATAGCAGGCGGGAGCTAAGCGAGATTGACCGCAACACACCAGACGCAGCGCTGGAAGCATTGAAGAATGATTATCCAGATCTGCACCAACTGCTCATAGAGCGCTTCACTCAAAAGGAGAATAACCTTGTCAACTAAACCAGAACTCGGCGTCAAAAGCTTTAACATCGATGGCTTCATGCACAACGGCGCACCCGTAGATATGCGCGCATCAGCATGGCTGAACGTACCAAAGGGAATGGATCAAGATCCTGCGGCATCACAAGCACTTAACCAAGTGCGCCAGCTTATGATGGATCACGGCATCTCTGTGCGTATCCAACTGCAGCATCGTGCTGGAGAAGATCCCAAGACTTGGCCTCGCATTGCGAGCTTCCCGTTGTTTCCCAACAGACCGCAACAGCAGCAAGGCTTTCAGCAACAAGGGTATCAAGCTCCAGCACCCTCTTATCAACAAGCGCCTGCGTCAGCGCAAGTGGAAATTGATGAGATCCCGTTCTAATGACGGCACTGGAAAGAATGAAACTGGACGCGAGGCTTTGCAATCAAGCCTTGCGTAAACTGTCAGGTGAACACATCGAAAACTTGAAAGCAGAAATCGCTGGCAAAAAGCCGGGGCCAAAGAGCGGCGTTGGATGGCGCAACTCACCGCTTACGCAAAAAGAAATAGAGGACATCCATCACTTCCTTAATAAAGGATGGGATAGCCGATCTATTGCGCAGTTTGTTGGTGTTAGTGTAAGCACCGTAGATAAATACAAATACGCTAAGGCCTAAGATCCTGATCCACCTGTCGCTGCTTGTTCTTTGACAGGCCAGTGTCCATCTTATCTAAGCGCTGCAGCATTGCGTTGTAGCGCTTTTTTAGCTCTGGATCTATGGGCCCAGAGAGATAGTCTTTTATCTCAGCAGTGTAATTATTGATGCGCCGCTTCATGGCACCACCAGCTTCTTCATTGGTAAGACGATCACTCATTATGCTACCGCGCAGTGATGTGATCTCTTTGTTCAGCACAGCGGCGCGCTGCTTTAACCTAGCCTTTGGCGTGACATTACCTTTGGGCATGTTACTTGCCCTTCCCGTAGCTGTTCATCATAGACTTTTTCTTCTTAGGCTTGCTTCCGTACATTACCTGCCTCCGATGCTTTCTTGCTTAACTTAGGCCCGCCTACTTTCTGCAGCGTGCCATACACATAGGCATCACGGCGTTTGCCGGTCAGCTCCATCTTCTTAGCCCTGTTCATCAGGCTGCGCTCTAACTTTTCTGGCATGTTAATTCTCCACTAATATACCTTCAACGAAAATAGACACCTCGTTTGTTGATGCACTGCTCTTGGCTTCAAATTGAAAGTCAGTTTTCTCCGCAATGCGAAACGGCACTTGCCGATCATAACTTACTTGGCTGTTTTGAAACGTAGCCTCTGCCACACGCAATGTGCGGCCAGCACTATTCGTAACCACATTCCTGATTGTCAGATACTTGCTGCCGTTCACTGTGCCAGAGTTTGCATCAATGCGAAACAAATACAGCGAGAACCCGGCGGGCACTGTGTACAGACAAGCTTGCGTGATGCCAAGCGTAGCCTCTATAAAGCCATACGTTGTGCCACCGTTGCTGATCGTGATGTCACCTACGTTGCTGCCCGTCAGAATAACAGCGCTGTTGATGCGGTAAAAAGATTTGGCTGTGGTCACACTGCCGGTGCCGTTCAGTGTTACTACATCGAAGATGCTAGCGTAGTCAGCGTCAAGCCCAGTCACCATAACCTGCATGGTATCGGACGCGCTGCTGGATGCCAGATCCATAGTCACAGCAGAGCCGGGATAAGCGTAAACGCCGCCATCATTCCACACAGTTTCAAAGCCGGTGCCAATATCCCTGTTAAATCCAAAGATGTTTACAGCACCCGTGCCCGGTACACCCCTGTGTACTAGCTCAAGCAGAGCGTGTGGCGAAGAAAGCTTTTCGTTGACGTATCCCATTAGGCGCGTTCTTTCTTCCGCTTGTTAATCAGTGAGATCCGCTTGCCCTTGCGCACAGCCTCAGACTTTGACGATGCGCCCCAGTCACGCAAAGCCTCAAGCAATGGCGTTGCCTTGCCATCTCTTTTCTCTGGACCGGGCATCTTGCCCATGCGTTGCAGGAACGCAGCCCGCCTTGGGCTGTTGCCTGTTCTTTCTGGAGCCGCACCCATGTTACGCGCTCATCATTGATTTGCGCTTCGGCTTCTTAGCAGTCTTTGCTGATTGCGCGAATGCTTCTTCAGTAGGCGCGCCTGCAGATCCGGGCGTACGCATCTTCTCTGGCGTTTTGCCAGCAGCTTTCTGCGCTTCTATGCGCTTACGCTTCTTGTGAATGTTTGCATATAATCCTTCAGCCATAAGTCATCTCCAATGCTGCCTGCAAAGTCTTTTTGTTTCTGCGCGTCCATCCGTTGCCGAATGTTTCAAAGGTACTAAGACGTTCATAAAATCTCTGACGCGTATGATACACCGCTTCAATAATTCTGTCTGGATCTACATCAGCCACAGCCTGCAATGTCATAGGGCCAATCGCCCCGTCCTGCTTTGCACCGACAGCTTTCTGTATTGCCTTGGCTGGCCGCTTACTGCCAGAGTTTACAGCCCAGTCAAACGCGCACCAATCAACACCGCTTGGCAAGTCATCACCGCGCACCTTATCCCAGTAGTTCTTGCGATAGATCGGCGCAACATCAGCAGGCGTCAGCGCACGCATCTCTGCCTCAGTGCTTTTCTTGCCTGTCCACGCATCATAGACAGCCTTGGTAACGCCAAGGTTTGTCATGCCGCCGGGATCTTTAGGATGATTTACAAAGCCGCCTTCGTGGTGCAGCAACATCTCCAAACACTTATCAAAGTTCTGCTTCATTTCTTCAAACCCCGCATTGTACGAATACCAAAGCTTGCAGCTATTGAAGCATACATTCCCCATTGAACCCACATTGGCGTAGTCTCCAGATTAGCAAAGCCTCGGGCCATGACATCCTGCATAGAAGGGATAAAATTCATGCAAAGAATAGCAACGAAAACGATAGTCCATAGCTCATCTTTCCAGCTATCCTTGCTAGCCTCGATAGCAGACTGCTCCCAGTCCATCTCACCAGTAGCTTGCTTGAGCTTGATCTCAGCGTTAGCTTTTTGAATTGCTGTCTTGCCATCAATGTAGCTACTAGCCAGACCACCCAGCGCCCCTACAATTTGCCCTATCATTTCTTGCCCCCGTTTACATACAGCCCAAACCAAGCAGCACCAGCGCCTACAATCACGCTGACAAAACCTGCCTGCGCATTTGTCGGATCTGCAAGATCATACATAAACCAGCTACATGTGCGCCAGAAGACAACCATGTAGCAGAGTATCAACAGGCGCGGAACAATGCGCCATGCGTCCAGCTTCTCAGGTGTCATTGGTTTCTGTAGTCTGGATCGCCAAGGCGTAGCGATGCAGTGCCGCTGGTATAGTTGCCTGTCTTGATGCCAGCCCGGTAGAAGTATGGCTCTGGATCAAAGCCATAGGTTTCTATGATCGAGGTGAAGTCATCAACGTCACGCCATGTAGTGCCATCCAATGAACGCTGCACCGTCACGGTTCCAGAGAACGTGTTGGAGATTGACAGATTAAAATAATCCTTAACGCGCAACGCGTCTGTGAAGGTATTCTCAGCAGAGACATCCTTAGTTACTTCTGGCATTAGCTCGTCCTTTCTTAGCTAAACTTCTATATTTATCTTTGTGCCTTGTGGCCGATCCGCATTTGTCTTGCGGCCAAACCTATCATACGTTTCCTGCAAATCAAATCTTTGCTTTGCCAACGCTTCGAGATGGCTGTGATTAGCTCTATGCTCTTTCTCCACACGTTGCTCCGCAAGGTGCGTTTCAATCCGCTCACGCGCCTGTGTTTGCTGGTGTATCTGACTGCCAACATTGAAGGGCGCAGATCCAATGCCACTAACACCGTCAGCCATTACCACCACCCAGCGCCAAGGCCAGTCAACCATGTGCCGCCGACTATAATAGCAGCCAACATTATCAACAGCAGCACAACCAACATCGTTTCAAAGAAAGCAGCCCTGCGCTCTTGCTGCCGGTACAGCGTTTCTTCTCGCTCTTTCTTAATCTTGCGACGAAGCTCAACCATCTCGCGCCATGTGCCATAACCAAACCTATTATTCAGCATTTGCTGCAAGTCTTTTTCTTGCTCGGCCAATTTCTTTTGGTGAATAATAATCTGCAAGGCTTCTTGCTCTACAGATCCAGAAGCAAACAGCTTGGTAAAGATAGGTGGGTTCTTACGCTGTTGCTCCGCTCGGCCAAGATCAGCCGCAGCCCCGTACCACTTACCCAGTTGACCCGCTACATCTTCTAGCTCACGTCCCGCATACACCAGCTTCTTAATCATATTGTAACTAGCTGTCGCTGTGGCGATAGCTGTCATTGGATCAATCATGCGTCCTTACCTACCTTGATGTAAGAAAAGCACGGCGCTTTATACGGCACACGAATTGTGTATGGATAATATTTATAAATCCCAGAAGGACACCGATATATGCAAGCAGTGTAAAGATGACCGTAAGTCATTACGCCCACCGCTATGCTGGTGAGCGCACAGATCATTAGCTCATCATATTTACGCGTAGAAGCAATGCTATGATGAACGCAGACGCACCAATAACAATAGCCTCTAGGCGCTTTACACGGTTAAACAAATCCTTGAATTGAATATCCATCTCGGTTTTGATAGCCACGATTTCTTTCTCCAATCCATCAATACGTGTGTGGGCCGATGATACTGTACGCTTGTCCATTTACTTATTCCTCTTGAGCAGCCGCATAAGCAGCCTTAACCGCATCACTGAATACTGGAGTACAGATAGCAGCAACATCAGCATCCTCTGCTGAGAGATCAGCATCAGGCATTACCACATGACGGTGGAACTTGCGTGATAATTCAACGCCATCCTCACTGATGATAGTCGCAGTGCGTACTTGCACCGATGACCAATCACCTCGATTAATAACTTCGATCATATCGTTTACTGTTGATTTAGTCAGGGCCATGTTTACCTCCTTGGCTGGACTGTCCACGCACTAGGCGCATTAAGTTTGTGTTCCGACTACTGTGCCATCTGTGTCCGATGATGGCGCACCACTGTTAATTCTTAAATCACCAGTACCATCAACCCAAATGTGATACCCTCTCAGAACAAGCGCCCCACGATTATGAAGCCCATCCATTTCTAATCCTCTTTGCATATAAGAAGATGTTTCATGGCTAGGAACATCACCAATAGTATCGCTTATAATTAAGTTATGGATGCCTGAAAATTTTGTAAGCAAAGCATTGGTTTCAACATCTCCAGCAAACAAACAGTTTGCCGCATATAGCTCATTGCTTAATCCACCAGCATTTAAAAACGCAGCGTTCTCACCAACGAGACGACATGACGATAAATATGTATTGCAATTTGAAGTATTAACAACACAAGCAATCATATCTTCAATACGACTATTATGAATAGAAAACTGTTGAGATGCACCAACCCTAATCCCTACAGATTGACCAACCTCTGTCCAAACGACACTCCCATCTGTCACGGTTCCGTTATATGTTGTAGGCCATGTAGGTTCTGAGCCTGATGTAGTTCCAGCCGTAGTGCAAACATAAAAATGCCCATTGGCATTAGAGCCTGTTGGCTTGATATAAGTACCGACAGTAATTGCAGTTGTTGTTGTCCAAGCATCTTCCCAAAGATTATTTGATGGCGTTGATCTTAAATCAAGAATAAGCAAGTTGCTTAATCGAACATCACGACTAGCACCACTACACTCAATAGCCACATCAAAGTTTGATATAACCCCTGCAACATAAGCACTCTCAGCATCATCAAGAATAACTGCATAACGAACTGGATCACCAACGGCTCTTGTGCTTACTGGGTTGCGCAAAGAAAGACGAGTTATACGAGGGCTTGCAGCATATGAAACACTAACAGGAGCAGCAGTATTTAGATCAAGAACAGCATGACCAACCTCAACATTTGATGTTACCATATCTATGATGGCATTATCATATTCATAGGTTGTTTTTATAAAGTCATAGAACCCACCAGCATTATGAACATTTATAATCTCAACAACAGGATTTTTTTGACTTGCAGTTCCCATGAATATAAACGAATGACCTGATGCGTTTACTCCAGCACCCTCACCTTCAACATTGTGAACACCGCCTTGAGTAATGATAACCATACCACCAGTGAACGCAGAAGCAGCTTTTAATCTGGCTCCATTTCTAGAGCTTCCACCGTCAAGAATAACAGGGTTTCCAGACACCCCTAAATTCAAAGCAGACGATATAAGATAAGTTTTACTTGGGTCTAGGAATACTGAACCACCACCATCTGCCTCAGCAGCATCAATGGCAGATTGCAAAGCAGCAGTATCATCTGTCGTTCCGTCACCTTTTGCTCCATAGTCCTTTGCATACACAAATTGTTCTGTGGACATTTGATAACTTACTTTTGTCAGTGCCATGTCTTTAACCCTTCATTAAACCTCATAAGTCACATTAAAAAATAGAGTATGAACTGAACCTAAATTAGCATAATTTTTAGCAGCATAAGCTCCATTATTTCTAAATTCATAAATGCGTGTATTTGCTCCAACTGTGAACAGTGTTAATTGGCTGTCTACCGTTTTTGATAAATTACTAACCATTAAAGTTCCTGTTGTATTAGCAGAGGATGAATACGGTAGATTTATTTCAATATTTCCACTTAGACCTGAACCAGCACTAACTGTAATGTCACCCCTAGCCGTAACTAACCTACCAACTTTTGTGTAAGAACCTACCTGACTAGAATACGTCCACGAACCTCCGGTTACATTTTGATAGGCTGGAGTAAACGTTCCCTCTTCATAGTCATCGAACAGTTCACTTGTGCCAGTGCCAGAGGTGGCAGAGAAGTCGATGCCTGCTCCACTATTCAAGAGAATGTTGCCGCCACCAACCATATCTAATCGCAAGTTGTGGTCAATTCTTACAGCTTCATTAGTAGGAGAACTTCCTGAACCACTTGTATGAACAAAGAATACAAGTCCTAGCTGGTCTGTGTCTGCGCCAGACTGATAGCTCTTAATCTTTGTAACACCATCTGCACCCTCAGCCCCTTTACCCAGGAAAAGAGTAGAGTCTATGCCATTAAGGATTGATTGGTTTTCTGTAAAGACATTGGCCGCATCATTCTTTGTTGTGTCAGCGTCATAAGCCTGGACGCTGCTGCCAATATCTGTATCAACTACAACATTACTACCGCCATTTTGTAGCGTGCCAGTGAAGTTAGCTGTCACGTCGTCGTATTTTGCCGTATCAGCGTCATAGCCCTGCACCGTTGAGCCGATGTCGCCATCTACCAGGATCGTGCTTGCATCTGGAACTGCATTTCCTGCGATTGTCAGGCTTTCAGCTTCGACATCATTGAACGATGGGTTTCTTCCGAAAATACCGCCTTGTTGCTTAATAGTCATTTTAATCTCCTATGGTAACAGGGCTGCTGTCATGTTGTTGTCCACAATAAAGTCAGCAGAGTAAGTGCCAGTGGCAGATATTTCTGTTCCAGTTGCAGCAGACATATCATTGCCCGTTATTAAAACTCGGCGAGTCGTGTCTGTATCAACATAGATTCCAGTTCCTACATCGCTTCCTTCATCAAGCGTATTGCCCTCAAACTGGATAACTGCATTGTTTTGTGACGTCTCTGCATGAAGAGCAGTTGAACCAGTGTTATCTACATTGATACCAAAATTATCTTTGACAGACAGATAATCCAACTCTTCAGCAAAAATAAATCTCTTAGTGTTAATCTTATTGAGCGTTGTACAGTTGTGTATTTTAAGAACGCCGCCAGTTGCGCCGCCAGGATTTACAGTAACTGCATTTGTTGAATTTAAAGTAGTGCCAAAATAAAACTGAATACCCTCCAATCTTAGATTAGTTGGAGTAGTAATTTCAGAAAACCCGGCACGACAATTCGTGATATGTCCTGTGCAGCTTGTTAAATTAAAGCCAAATTTTTGAAAGTTGCAATTCGTAATATACAAGTCTGATGAAGTGGCAACGATATTCTTTTCGCCACCTCCAGCATCAGCAGCAGCTCGACAATTAGACATGATAATGCCGCCATTGGTTCTAGTGCCTTCAGAGAAAACTAAGTTACTTGATGAGCCAAGCAAGCCTAAATGGGAGTTAGTGATTTTAATAAACAAACCGACATCTGTACCATCGTTTACAGAAGCAATTACCCCATTTTTTGTTGGATCAGGTTGAGAAGCAGCAGTCAAAGCAGGATTAGAAGCGTTTCTAAACAAGTCGCAGTTGTTCACCATACAACTACCGTTGTTCTCAGTGAGGATTGCGTAACGATAACATCCATCAATCAAACAGTTTTCAACCATATTATCTTTGGTGCTGTTAAATTTAATTCCTATCTCATAGTTCTGAATACGAATGTTGCTGATTAATACTTCATTTGCACTTTTATCAATCCGAATTGCGGTTGTTGTCATATTGGCTGCATCAGTCAAATTGTTTGTTGAGAAATACAAATCTCTGATTGCGAACTGCATACCGCCTTGAGATTTGAGCATTTCAAAGTTTGCTGATTGACCTTCCATTCTAAGCTCTGCACTCGCATAGCTTTCCCCAATAAGAGATACACCTCTTGAATTTATTGAAGAAGTATTTGGGTCACTAGAAGTTGTATTGTTTGATTGAAATATTGCCTCATTAACTACATACTTGCCTCTTGGAACATAAACAGTTCCGTAAGCATTAGATAGCTCAGTTCCATTTTTGAAAGAATAAAATGCAACCTGAAATGCTTTATGGTTTACAGAAGCATTAGCAACATCATCATCACCAACAGCACCATACCATGTTACATTCAATGGCTGACCAGACAGCCATCTGATGTTTGTCGTGTAATCTGTAATGTGGAAAATCTTTACATTACCAGCAACAATGTTTCCTCGATTGATGATCGTGGCTGTTGTTGTAATATAGCCGCCGCCTCTGAACTCTAATGTTTTGTCAGATGCAATCGTTAAAGATGATGTTATTTTATAATTACCAGAAGGCACAATAACATTGTTAGAAGCTGCTAGTGCATTTGTAAATGCGGTTGTGTCATCCGTCACGCCATCACCGACAGCACCAAAGTCTTTGACAGATACAGTCTCACGCAGCTTTGCCTGCACGTTAGTCGTAACTGCGCCAGTGCCGCCTTGGGTGTAGCTTACCGCAGATGCTGTGGTTGCCGCCCCAGCCGGGATAGCATCACCAATCACAACCTCTATCGCAGAGTTTAGCGGCGGTGATGTGGTAAATGTCAGAGTAGATCCAGACACGCTGTAATTAGCTTTAGCCTGATACACGCCATCAATGTAGATTGCGGCGTTTGCCTTAGATCCGGGCGCGGCAGACAGCGTGTAAACCGTTGTGCTTCCCGTGCCAGTAAATGTATTTACTGCATAATTAGCGCCAATAATGGCACTGCTTAAATCGCTGACAGCAATAACCTCAACGCCGCCATCCAAGCCAAACTTCAACAACTTGTCAGATCGGCCAGTTACAGATGGCAGGATATTGTTAATGCCAGATCCTACGTCACCTTCTGGGAATTGCACCGCCAGTTCACTGCTTGCAACTTCCTGCTGCACAAGCATTGTAAGCTTATCTAGCGCATCCTCATGCGCCTCGGCAGGGAAAGGATCATTTGGCACATAGTTTGTTTCTTGCGTTACCGGCAGCACGCGACGAATAACAACCGTGTTGCCACTTGCAGGCGCAGTGCCAAACACTACGTTGCCGCCACTATCAGAGCCCGCACCAGTTACTGTATAGTCTGTAGTTAGCGTTTGTGTCGTTTCCACGCCGGTTGTATCATTGACCAGAGTTACAACAAGATTGCTGTCTTGGAAGATTTTAAACGCATACGCGAAGATAGTCGTGCTGCCATTACCAGCATAACTGTTAAAGCTTGTAGCTGTTGATACTGTCATCTGACTATTTCACCTTGTTCTTGTAAGCGCTGGCTGTCTTCGTATGCTTGCGCTAAGTTAGCATATTTTGGAATTGCAAGTAAGACTTCAAATCCCCTATCAAGATATTGCTTGTTTAGAGCGCGCACCATAGACACACGATCCTTATCTGACGCCCGATCATAAGCACGGCCAAGAGGATTGCTTGTCGTTGTAGTCATCGCCTCTAACGCTTCGCGGAATGTTACACGCCCTATGCGAGACTGCCTGATCGTCACCTCGTTTTTGCTCATGTCAATCCAGTCAGCCATTGCGCCATAGCTTAACTTCATACCGCCCTTGCTTGACGGGTTTGTGAGCGGCCAGCCACCAGTCGCGGAAGATAACCGCATAAGCTCTGCTTGATAATCTGGCACCTCTTCACCCTCGCGGATACGAATGCCGCTAAGATTGTTAAAGATAGCCAGCCCCGGCTTTGTTGCAAGGCTAACATCATTGGCACCGATCTTATTGCCCAGCGTGTCAAAGACTGGAGCATTGCGGTCATTCTCGTCGCGGAAGAAACTATCCTTAGATTGATAGCCATCCATTGTTTTAAACAAGCTAACGATCTGACTGCCAAAGTCAGTCTTAGGCATACCGACTAGCTTATAGTCTGGCGTACCGTCAGCTTTCGCATATTTAAACGTGCCATCTTCGTTTTTCTCTAGCACATCTTTTTCTGTGTAATATGTAACGTCACCGCGTGGCCTAAGAACAGATGGATCTTCCATGCGCCCAAACGCACGTTGCAAAGAGCTAATCGGGCTTGGCACGCCGATAGGCGTTGCAGCCTCTGCTGGCCCTCTGCCTAATCGCGTAGGATCGCCATACTCCAGAGCAAAGACAACATCAGACAATCCCTGTAGCATTGGCAGTTCTTTGTAGTAGTCTACCACAGATCCAACAGCAGCAGCCGCTAAATTACCGCGCACCTCTGGGTCTCTCGTCATATGCATCCGCTGTACTACGTCAGCAGTCAGCGCAAGAATACCGCCAACAGGTTCATAGCCAGAATAGCTTATATAGCGCAGCTTTCCATTTGGCCTGCCATAAACATCATAAAGCGGCATGTCATCGCCGTTCCGATCTTTCGGCCAATCCTCGCCTCTAAACACAAGGCTATACGGTTGCCATCCGGGCGGCAAAGCTTCCCGCAGCTTAGGATCAGACGGCATTGCTCCCGTAAGATGCCCCTGCATGGCATAGTTTGCCATGACAGCCATTGTGCCACCGCCAACGGTTAGACGTCCTGCGGCCATCTGCTGCGCTCGCGCACCGTTCTTGCCAGAGAGATCTGCGTAGACCTTGGGATTAATTCCCATAAACTCTGTCGTGCGCAAAAACGCGTTTGTAGGCGCAGTAGCAAATGGCAGGATCATTCTGCCTACTGGAATGCCACCAATGTCAAAGCGTTGCACCATGCCGGTAAACTTACCGAACTGGCCGAGATCGCTCTGCAGCGTGTCATACTTTGCTTTGTAATCTAATTCTTCTGCAACATACTGCGGATCTAGCAGCAGCATACCCGCTTCATCTTGCGCCTGCTCTACAGTCTTACCATCGCGCAGTGCTTTCTTATACTGCCGGTTTGCCTGCACGTATAGCTCACCGCGCTGAGACATCGTTTTAAAAAACTCATCTGATGTCAGCAACAAGCGAAACGGTATGCGGATGCGCTTACCAAGCTCTGTTGTAGCCTTAGCCAGCGTGCTGTCGCTTTCACCGGCAATCGATGTGTACTGCTCAACGTCTAGCTTGCTGGCCTCACTAGCAGGCACCTCTGTGCGCCATGCGATAGATCCAGCCTTTAACGCATCACGATAGCTGTCCATCCAGCCCTTAAACCGCAGCATCGCATCGTCAACGTAAACCTGATCGTCACTGATCGGATATGCATCTGTTCCAAGAACTTCTTTGCCTTTACGAATTACAGACCCATACATTCCTGCAATCATCTCAGCAGGCAGTTGATATGCCATAAAAGCTGCAGAGCCGACAATGTTTTTAACTTGTGTAGCAGGGTTGCTAAGAAGACCAGCCAAGTAAGCTTCAGAAATCATCTGCCGTGTTTTAGCTTTCCAACCGCCACGCGCAAATTCATTCGCACCGCGCATACCATTTGCATTCAAATCCTGCAGGAACCGCGTTGCCATATCGTCAACGAGATCTCCACCGCCGCTTTCCTGCAGCAATCGCTTGGCCTCTTGCGCCTGACGCACTGCGCTTTCTTCGCCGCCTACTTTGATTTGGAAAGACTGCAATGCACGCGCTGCCTCTGTTTGTGCGCCCTTGACCTGCAACTGTATGCCAGCATGTATTGATAGCTGCCTGCGGAATGCTAACCGATCTGCATCAGAGCCCATTCCAGACTTTATCTTTGTGGCCAGCGTTTCCAGCTTGTCAGCGCTGCGCACCAATAGCTCACGCGCCGCAACCATTTGCTCTGCGTTCAGTGAGCCATCGCCAATCTTGCGTCTTAGCAATGCCTTGGTAAAGCCTGTTTCATCTGCTAGCGCTTCTGCGGCCCGATCAATTGTAACCTCATTCGGCACATAGCCACGCTTGCGCGCAACAGTCTCATCTTTGTAAATCTCAGACAGCGCTGTGATCGTAGCCTTTACGTCATCAGTCGTGTCCATGTAATCAAAGTTAAAGTCACCGCCTTCTTGCAGCGTCTTAATTCCAGCCTGCTGGCTTGTCAGTAATTCTTCTAGCTGATCAGTAACGCTTTCATCTGCTACACCAGTTTCTGGCTTAAACCCACGCGCCTCTGCTGTCAGAGATTTCTTTGCCATCTCATTGACATCAACTGCCAATGCTTCTGCTTCGTCAGCTTCTTTGCTAATCGCTTCTTGCGCACCCGCTAAAATCTGCGCTGTTTCATCAGGCTGCGCTTGAAAGCCACGCCGCTCAAATTCTGCCACGCCTTCTGGGCTAAGAACCTGTGGAGCCAACGCCTTTTGCGTTGCACGCTGAGAATATGTGCCATCGTTAGGTACAAGCCCGCGCTCTTGCGGCGTAGGTACACGCCCCGGCATAGCAGGCTGGCGTCTTGCGGCAGGCACTTGCATTGGAGAAATAGGCTGCTGAACGCTGGTAGACATCTTGTCAAGAACTTCCAACAGCGCACGGGTGCCACCACCCGCAAGCTCTACGCCTTCACGCTCTGGCCCTACAGCAAATTCAGTCGGAGCGCCCGCAACTTGGATGCGCTGCCGCTGTTCCTGCTCTTCAGCAAGCTGTGCTGGATCTATTGCCATATTACCTCACAAACGCAAAAGGGCGCATATGCGCCCCATTATATCGTCCTTGTAGCAGATTTAAGTCAACTGAGAAAGTTATTTATTTGTAAACTGTGCAGGCATCTCTGCCTCAACCTCAGCCTCTATAGTTTCTGGGGGCTGGCCCATATAGGCAAGCTCAACATATTGATCGCGTGTCATAGGCATATTAAACGCCTTCATCATCGCAACGACTGTATCGTCACTCCCAAGTTGGGGGGTTGATGCCACCGGCTCTTTCATCAACTAATCTCCTCGTTTCGTCGAGTTCAATTTCACCGTCTTTGTATCTTTGCCATATACTGTCAACTTCTGCAACATTCTTCTGGTTTGACTTGAATGTGTCAGTAAACAACCCGCGTACAGCTTCCCATGTAATTGATTGCATCTGTCTTGGCTGGATGCCGCGTTCTGCTGCAGCCCGACGATATGCTTCTGCATAAAGCCCATAGTTGCCAGACACGCCTGTCTTAGCCGATCCCTTAGTTGTGCCCCTGCCTTTTACGCTCATATTCTTAAAGTTATGATCGACCTCTAGCGCATTGCCAGACAATGGCCGCAGCAAGCCAGCAGCAACAGCGTGCGTGTCAATCGTCACATCGCCTAGCGGAGAGTTGGGGTCATAGATATTATTGTAGAAGTTACGCACCTTATGGCGCTCACCCATCAACGGCGAGATAATATTAACATCGCCGTTGGCTTCGATAGCAGCAACAGCCTTGCCTATCTCGTTTAAGCTGCCCCATGCAGCCTTCTTAGGATTTCCAGCCTGTGTGCGCGCTAGATCTAAGAAATCACCTTCTGGGCTTACAATTGGATAATCTGGCTTATTGTATGTTTGATCATACAATCGCACAAACATTGCCTTCAAACCGTTTTCAACTTTTGGATCTGGATGCGAGATTTCAGCATATGTTTTACCATCTAAAAATTTACGCATCTCTTGATATGCTGGCTTGTTTAAAGCTGGGATATTTTCAAACGTAGTCAACATTTCTGGAGAGAACGCAAAATCTTTTTGATTTACCACAACGTCAAGCGTGCGTTTTGCCAAGCTGACATTTTGATACCAATCCTTTTGCGGAGAGAGTGCAGCCAATGCACCAGCAATAGATGTATCTGGAACGTCATACTCTGCTTGCCAACGATCAGTAACGGCTCGCGCACCGTCATACCACTTCTGTGACCTTGCCCTTGTGTCCGCTGGCACTTTGTCATGCAAGTAAAGCAAGTTGTCTTTTACATGAGTAATAAATTGCTCCGACGTTTCGTTAACTGTAGCGTTTGGAGCCACACGCATGTTGGGATAATCTTTAGTAATGTTTACGTTGAACTCATAAAGCTTGGGGTCTGCTTTCATTTCTTCTAGCCCAACGACTAAAGTGCCCGTTAGTGGATCTTCCGTTGCCGCTTTAGCCGTAGGTAATCGAGTAGATATACGACCCGGCAAACCTGTTGATGTCTCTGGCACAGCAGCAGCAGTCGCATCATTAATCGCGCCTACGCCAAACGAGCTAGTTGTTGGCATATCGCCGGGCTGGTTCATTCTTCTGCCAAGCTCAGTCAAAGCATTGCGTATAGAAGGTATTGACGCCTTCAAGCCCTTAGCACCCGCCGCAGTTAGCGGAAGAGCCTCAAGAAACGACAGGCCTGCCTCTAATGCGCCCATGCCAATCGTTAATGGATCGCCAGTATTTCTGCCGCGCTGGAAAGTTCTCATGCCTTCCTGCGCACCAAAGAACAAACCTGCCGGTGTAAAATCAGCAACGCCCAAGCCTAGATCGCGTGTGCTTTCTGGATTGCCCCACAAGCCCTCTGCCATCTTGCGCGCAGTAGATCTATCAATTCCAAGCACCTCAAAGATCTGGCGCAAATCACCCTCAGTGTTTTCAAAGGTTAGACGCGTAAGATCTTCACGCATTGTTGGATCGTCTGGCGTTACCATTGCAGCGCCCTCACGGCGCATACGCAGTTCCTCGCCTTCGCGCAACGGTTCTGTGCGTATGCTGGGCTCTTGCCCTTGCGGGATTATACCAGCGTCTTCTACTTCTCGCTGCGTAAACCCAGCCGCCTCATAGTCAGCCATGTCAAACGGCTGCTCCATTTGCTGAAGCTCGTCTGCGTACTTGCGCACCTCTGCCAGTCTATCCACAGGCTCTTCGCCAAGCTTGACATAACCGCCGAGAGACAACGGCACCAAAACGTCATTGCGCCCGTTCAAAGGATTGTACACAGCCCTCTTGTCTCTTGTCGCGGCCAAGGGCGGGGGATTGCTAGCGATCAGGGTAGCCTCATCGTACTTATCAATCTCTTCGTCGGTGTCCATTTGGAGGAGGTCAGCCATTAGTTAAGAACCCCTTTGTTTATGTATTCACGCATTAAGGTGCTTTTTATTCTGCCGTAATTTCTTTGTTGCGCAGTTTGATCTGTATCTGGGTTGCTCCACCATGCATCTAAGCTTGCAATCGGATCGGCAGGATCTAACACTAAACCAACGCCTGATAGGTCTTGGTTTACGTCTTCAACATACGCCTCATAATCTAAGCGCAGACCTAAGATAAACGCTTCTTGCTGGCCTGCAATTAGCTCTTTGGCTGCAGCATTAATTTCTTGCGGTGTCATTCTAGCGTCAGGCGAAAACCGGCGCTCAACAACCATTGTCTCAAGCTCTTGCACCACAGCGTAATACGCAGCCTTTGATGCTCGCCCAGCATCAGGATCACCAGCGCTAAGCTCATCATACTGAAACGTAGCCTTTGCAATGCGCTTTGCATCAACCAGCGCCGCATCTTCTTCTGACGCAACTGCGTCCAAAAAAAACTTAAAGTCAGCCCTTGTTAGCAGGGCTCTGTTTTCCTGCACTTCCACAGCCGTTAGCTCGCCAAGATCTTTCTTAACAAACAAGTTTTCATAAACCGTTTCATTAGTTGTCGTTGCAAATGACAACGCTGGCTCGTCTTCGTACTTGTCAAAGTTAGCTTGCACCGTAGGCGTCACAGCATTGTTGGCATACAAGAACTCTTGCATAAGCTCTGCAGCCTCTGATGCTAAAATCATTGCCTCTGGATCTGGCAGCGCAGCCTGCAACTGCGGAACATAGTCAGTAACTTCGCCAGCCCTAACTTTTTCACCGGGCTCAAATCCTGCAGCGAAATATGTAAATCTGTTTGCAGCCTGATTTATAAAAAAGTTCCTATCATCTTCTAACTTTTTCTCTAACTTTTCCTGTGCATTCGCAAAGCGCGTTGCAACCTTTAGCGCATTGTCCAGCACCGCAACAGCATCATCTCTCGGCAAGTTCTGCAGCGTGTAAAGCGGATAACCGCCATTCGGCAAGTCACCAGTCTTATCTGGATCAAGCTCACCGGCATCGATCTGCTCTAGCGCGCCGATCAGGTTCAACGCTCTAATCGGATCGGCGCCCACATATGAGCCTACAACATTCTCGGCAATGTCAGTCTTCATCTTGAGATTGCTAAGTTTTACAACGCCAGCGTTTGCTGCGCCTGCCTTAACCAGCCGCCCTTGATCGATAGCAACGCCCGTCAGCGCATTGTCGTAGTCTTCCCTTGTTGCGTCAGGATCAGACAGCAGTTGAACAACACCAGACTGCCGAGAAGCAAGCGCAGCCTGATTGGCCGCATCAATCTTTTTGTCCAACACGCCGCGCAACTTAAACCGAGCATCAAGCTCCATCTGCCCAAAACGCTCTTCAAACGCTCTGCGGGTAAATCTATTCGGGCCCAGAGCCTCTAGCACCTTCTCTCGAATGCTTTGGCTTTCCTCATTCCATAGAGGGTTTTCGCCATCTAACACATTGTAAGGCTGATCAGAGCGCGCAAAGTCTCTTGCCGCCACGTTCAAGCCTTCTGTCGCAGCAAGCAAGCCCTCGTTTAGCTTAGTCTCTTCTGCCACCTTGTAACGCATCTTAGCGTAAGCACCGACCTGACCAAGCACCTCACCAAGCACCTCGCCCTTCTGTAGCTCTGCCTGAGCCAAAACACTGCCGCGCATACGCGCTCCAATGCTTCTACCGGGTGCTTCACTGGTTGCGGCAATCTCACTACGATAAACTGGTATTCTCATCTAAAGATCTCCCCCAACCCGCCAGCAGCATAAATATCCTGTGATGCTGTTCCCAAGCTATTAATCAAGCTTCGCGTGCCTTGCGCTCTAAGACCAGCAGCCTGCGCGCCGCCTTCCATCCGAGCAAGCTGCGCATTTAGCTCAGCTTCTTCCTGCGCATCGCTAATCTGCATATTGGTAATCGCATTGTTAAACCGCGCAACCTTTTGCGTGTAGTCAAACTCTCTGGCATTTTCGCGCAACACATCCATTGGCGTGCCGCTGCTTAGATCAAAGCCACCGTAAGAAAACCCAGAGCGCACACCGCCCTGCACCTCATCCTCAAACGCATCCCGCGCCCGATCTTGCTCAACTAAAAAGTTAGCGTTGATAATATCTCTCTGCCTGCCCAGCAGATCTATGTCACGCTCAATCAGGCTAGCGTTAAAGTCAGCAGCTTCTTGCGCCCTGCGGGCTGCAGCATTCGCAGAGTTACGCTGTTGAATGCCACCTAAGATCGTCATGCCTAAAGATATGGCAGAAAATATGCTCATCTATCTAGCCTCATATATCAAACGTATTCATACGTGGGAACAATGCAAGCACTGTTAATGGCAGCGCTTGATTTTGCCTTACATACAAACGATCATCATTGTCAAAGCCACCGGGAAACTCAATCTTCTTATCGCCGGTAAATAACGGCAAACCCTCGTCCATCTCATCTGCACTGCTGCGAAATGGTATCCGATCAGTTTCGTTAGAGCTATTGCCGATCTCAGCGCCGACAGTTTCAAAGAAACGTGCAGTCAATCCATGCACACGCTTTGGCTTGCCTTGGCTTGTACCGTCAGCAGATCCGCTTTCAATACGCATTGTTTGCATATTGCTGGTATAGCCAAAACCAATAGCTGCAGTTGTGGAGCTATAGTTTAGCGTAATGCTGCCGCCCGATACAGTTACATCAGGATGCGCAGCGCCGTTGGCAATTACCGTCAGCGTTTCGCCTTCTAGATGATACAATCCGCTTAGCGTAGTTGTTGCCGCGCCGCTATACGCCAAACCGCTGTCAACAAAGAATGCGCCAGTCGTAACGCTGCCAAAGTCAAACGTCTTCATTCGCTCAACATATCTTTTCGTAACACTGTTAATTGTGCGCTTTACAACCATGTAAAGTTCATCTTCGCCAACCTCTGTCGGCAATGTCGTAATGCTTTCCACAACAGCCTGCCCGCTGCCAAACACACCGCCCACCACATGCTTGTGCCATGCAACGATCTGCTCTTCCCTGCGATAGCTCAAGCCTAGAAGCGTGCCATCAGCGCGCAATGCCCACACAATACTGTCGGGCTCTTGCTGATAAGCAAACTGCGTTAAGCCACCCTTGGTGATATGCTCGGCCAAGATCGTCATGTCAGGCGCAGCGTAGGCGTTTACATCTACATCGCCGGCATACTTGAACTCACGCACCTTCCGATCACCGCGCTGCAAGAACAGCGTAACATCCGCAACCTGCACCGGCTCTACATTGCCAGATCCATAGTTGCTGTATTTTCTGATCAGCGTAGTGGTAGGCGTGATCGGCCCGTCACTCGTTGATGATAGCACATATTCACCGCCAGACGTTCCAATCGTCATTACCCGCGTAGAAGACAGGTAACGAATGTCGTTTACCTGATTGCTGGCAATCGTATAGATCAGCGCGTCATCTGCTGCCGTACCCGTGTCAAAGTTTTGGTAATCCGCGTTTTTACTAAACCACAGCGTTTGCGGGCTTTCATTCGTATTGCCAAAAACAAGACGCTGCTCAAAGAACGTTACAACGCTTGGCCGGTTATCCGCGCCAGATAAAGGCTGCGTAACTGGATTGATCTCTTGCACACTCGATAGCGTAAGCTCTGCAGTGCCGCCAGACGTATAAGCCGTAAAACCCGTGCTATCTACATCAACGCCTGCCAATGTCTTTATCTTAAACGTATTCGTTGTAGCGCCATCAACAATGTAGTGGTTGCCATTAAGCTCTGTCATGCCCACTACGCTTTGGATGTATATCGTATCGCCATCAAAGAACGCGTGATCATTGCTTGTAATTACACAAGGGTTGGCCTGCGTAGCGCCGGTAATTACTTGCTCGGCACCGCCGCCGGGATCAAACGTAGTAAATGACGTTGTGTCTACATCATCGCCAGCTTCATCTTGCAACGTAAATGTATCGGCTGTAACATTCGCAACCCGGTAATTTGCCGCGTCAATCTCTGTCATGCCCTGAATACTAGACAGCGCAATCTCATCGCCATTGCTATAGCCATGCGCCGTTACCGTTAGAACGCCGGGATTAGCCTTGGTAATTGCTGTAATCTTCTTAGCCGCCTCAAGTGGGCCTTGAAAGATTGGGATGGAAAACTTCCATGCATTGTGATCTGTGCGCGTCAGCTTACGCACATCATAGCTTGGATGCACCAAATACATTGTATCCGCAGACTGCACAAAGCGTATGTTAAACAGATCTGCTTCTGCATAGGGCGTGGCAATCTCAAAGATTTTTGTTGCTGTGCCGCCAGATGTGTACGCAGTGAATGACGTTGTATCTATGGCATTGCCGAACAAATCTGTTAGCGTGAATGTATTCGTTGTGGAGTTTGCAACGAGATAGTTGCGTCCATTTAGCTCTGTCATACCAACTACGCCGGTAACAAACACCTCATCGCCATTGCTTAGCGTATGCCCAGCGCTGGTAATAACGCCGGGGTTGGCTTGCGTAACTGCTGTTATTGTCTTGTCAGACGCATCCAGAACCTGCGCGCCATTGCGATACACGCGCATAATTTGATTGCCAAACTCAAGAACATACGTGTCAGAAGACTTGAACTGAAATGGAAACAATCGCGTCTTTACGCTGCTGCTCTTTACCTCGCCCAGAAACTCTGAGCCCGGCCTGCGCGTAATACCGCCAGAGGGAATAACGATCATATTCGTTAGATCGGCCAAGCCCTCTTTGTATTTCTCAATGTTTATGCGGCCTTCAAACTTTGGGCTGATCTCGCCCGCCGTAAAAGAGCTAAACGCTGGAGCAGATCGCGCCATTAGAACCTCGCTTCAATAAAGTCGCTGGCCTCGATTTTTTGCGGCGCACCTTCTGTGCTGTCCACAAACCGCGCTTCTTTTAACTTACTGTCATACAAAGAAGCCATAAGCTGGATCATTGTAGTAGACCCAGAGATTGCATATGCGATTTCCTGCGCCAGCCGTGCGGCCAACGTATCAGTTAATGTCGCGTCATACTCAGCAGCATCTGTAATCCTGCCAATGTATTTAATCTTAGCAGTGCCCTCATCTGTCAGAAGCTTTCTGCCCTCAATGACAAAGACAGGCCCACCTGTCGCATTCTTCATGTTATCCTGCGGGTATCCCATAGTGCCGTTGTTAAACTCTAGCACGCGCAAGCAGAACGGGTCTGATGGCAGTTGATAAGAGTTTTCATAACCATACACTGGGCCAACAGTATCTTGCGCTAGCTCAGCCCTGCGGATCAAACAATTCCAAGGATGTGCCCGAAAGACTGCATCGCGGATGCTCGTGTATCGCTGATTAACAATGCGCGCCGCCTTACTGTCTTCAGTTAAGCTAATAATGTTAGACGCCCCGATTAGGTTCAGAGCATTGTTGGCAATATCAATCACGCTAGACATTAAGCATCTCCATGTAAAAAGAGGGGGCGGTTGCCCGCCCCGCTCTGTAAGCCTTAGTCAACCACGTACTTGATGGTCACTTCAATGGTGCCAGTCGCTGTGCCCGCGTTGGTAGCAGTGATGATAACACCGTCTTCATTGGTGTCTGTCACTGTGCCTGAGCCCAAAGCCAGCGTTGCCAAGATGTCCACTTTCTGGGCACCAGTTGACGCAGCAGCAGCTTTGTAAGCAGCAGCAGAAGCTGAAACCGCAGCACCGGCAGCAGTCGTATGCGCAGCATATCCTACTGACAAAGTGGTGCCGCCACCCAGCGCGTCATGCGCCAGTGAGCCTTCCAGCAAACGTGCCCCATCAGGCAGTACAAACATTTGGATGGTTGATCCATCTGCCAAAGAAGATGCTTCGTACACACCATGCGCTACGCGGATACGCCCGCCAAGAACATTCGATGGGTTTTTAACAACAGGATCTGCAGTCGCATTAGTCTGTTGAACTGAATAAACAGTAGCCATGTCCTATTCTCCTTACGCTTCAGAACACAACACTTCGACTACCTTTGCTTCTTCCATGCGTGTAGCACCCACAGATTGGCAATAGTAGACTTGCGTTGCGTATGATTTATCAGCGCGCTCATCAATGCGTGCAGTTGGCTCTTTGCCGATTGCAAGCTTGATACCATCGCTAGCGAAAGCAATTACGCGGCGATAGCTGGATGAATCAACACCCAAGCGGTTTGATGTGATGAATGTGAAGCCAACAAACTGGTTTAGCTCGCCTTGAGCCAAAGCCTTAACAGTGTTGAAGTCACTCGATGTTACAGTGGTGTCACCCAACAAATCAGAGATTTGCTTAGGAGCTACAACGATGTAACGCGGGATTGATGGGTCAACATTACCGGCATCCAAGATTTCCTTGGCTTCCAGAAGCTTTGACAATGTCAAGCCAGCGGCAGGAGAACCCACACCGATTTGGTTGTTGCTGTCAAAAGCAGTAGTTGTTGAACCGTCTTTACCAGTCTTTGCATTGCCAAGAGCAGCAGAGATGATCACATCATCCATTGCGCGGCCCATAGCTGCAGCAGCAGCACGGCTATATGTTGAAGTCGGATCTACCAACAAGCGAACTTTGTCCTGATCATCGATCAGATCCGCATATTCATAGTCAGACATCGTCACCATACGACGACTGTGAGGGGTATCGATCAGCGGTGTATCCGCGTGCCGAGTAGTTCTCAGAACAGCAGCAGCGCTACCGACCTGATCAAAAAAGGCTTTCTCGCCATTCACAGTTTCCACATCAACTGCAGGACGCAGTAGTGAACCCATTTGCTGTGAAAGCATCTGGATGTTCGCGGAGAACTGATTGACAAAAGCCGTAGTGATTTGTGAAGACATTGTCTCACCTTTCTACAGTTTACGTTACAGATTGCTGCGCGTGGTTATCCCTTGCGGGGCCAATGCTTACTGCTTGGGCAGTCACTCCACCTGACACACAGGCATGATGCGTGGGCCTTGCGGTTATCCACTATAGATACTCTCGGAGCGTTAGAACCTGTTGTACATAGCTCTCATGCTCTGGGTGCATCTTATCCCAGTATGGCCCGCCGCGTCCAGTCATCTCAGCAATTTGCCGTGATGCTTCGTCAGGGGTCATAATCATTTCTGTCGGCGCGCCTTCCAGACTGTCTTCACCAATCTGTTCAGCCAAACCGGCAAACATCTTAACGATCTGCGGATGATCTCCCAACATACGACCATCTGCCAATGTGATCTCATCAAAGATCTCAGTGCCGCCAAGCAATGTATGGGCAGCTTTCTGAGCAAGCTCAAGCTTCTGATCAAACGCTCGGCCAAATTCTTGACGTAACTCTTGCTCACCTTGGTGCGTTAAATCTTCCGCAGCCTCATCAAAGCTAGACCTAGCACCCGTTAGCGTTTCCTCAAGATACGCCGCAATGCGCTGGGCCTGCGTATTGTTTAACCCCGCATCAAGCGCTGCAGCCTTTAGCCCGCTTAACTCATTTTCACTGAAGTCAGCACTCTCAAACTTTAAATCATACGCATTTGCATCATCTGGTGCGCCAAGCTTTTGATATACAGCGCGCCACTCGTCAGGCGTAGCGCTCTTGCCCGGCAGCGGCACCTTATCCGCTCCGATCATACGCTGCGCATGTATATAGCTTTTTGCTAGTGAAGCAGGATCAGCAAAATTTCTTAATGACGGTTCAGACCGTAAATCCTCTGGTAAGCTTTCCAGAAAGTTAGCCGGTGCCGGGCAAGAGC